CTAATTGCTTGTGCTTTTTTGAGCAATTAATCTTTTATATTTGTCGAGTAACTGTTCTTCCGTTTCCTCATGCTGCGGATCTTTTGGAATACAGTCTACTGGACAAAATAATTGGCACTGTGGCTGGTCATGGTGACCAACGCACTCTGTACATAAATCAGGATTGATTTCATAAATCACTTCGCCCATAAAGATCGCCTCATTGGGGCAAACTGGTTCACAAACATCGCAGTTTATGCATTCATCAGTGATATATAACGACACGTTACCAACCTTGTTGATGTTTACGTTCAAAAGCTTCAACCACAGCTTGCGGAACAAACTTGGTTACATCTCCTTTTAAACGAGCAATTTCTCGAATTAATGTCGAAGAAATAAAAGAATACTGTTCAGAAGGTGTTAAAAACACCGCTTCAAAATGTGGATCAAGCTGACGGTTCATATTGGCCAGTTGAAATTCATATTCAAAGTCAGAAACTGCTCTTAAACCACGAAGTACTGCTGTGGCCTTTTGTTCTTTAAAAAAGTTAACCAACAAACCATCAAAACCTACAAACTCAACATTTGATAGATGGCCTAATGATGATTGCGCCAGTGCAACTCTTTCTTCTAAGCTGAACAAAGGGTTTTTATGATGTCCAATTGCAATTGCTACTACAACTTCATCAAACATTCTTGATGCTCTAGTAACTAAATCAACGTGCCCATTCGTGATAGGGTCAAATGTTCCAGGATAAATTACACGCGTTTTAGACATCCGCTAGTACTCTAATTGTATTGTGCGCCTATTTTAGCAAAAGTTATACATGAGACGAAATATTGATATGTGGGAAAAAACTTCACCTTGGCATCAGTTTACGGCACAATAGGGACAATTGTGGAAGTTTGAATTATGGCGAAAGCAACAGTAGTAAAGAATAATAAGTGTCGATGTTTATTTTAATTCTCTATAGTTCCTTTTTTAAAGCTAAGTTATTGAATTATAAAAGTTGCTGTTCTTATTAGTTCCTTATAGTTTGTTTACATCCTCCAAAAAAACGGGTAATAATGCGGGTAACAAACTACTTACCCTTACCTCATGGCCTCTGCAAAACTTTCTGATCTTAAAATTAAAGCACTGAAACCTAAAGAAAAAGTCTACAGAATATTAGATGCAGATAGACTTTACATAGAAGTCCGACCTTCAGGTGCTAAAGTTTGGCGGTTTAAGTTTGTTTTTAATGGTAAAGAATCTTCTATGAGTCTTGGCGAATACCCAGCTATTACTTTGGCAGACGCTAGAATCTTAAAGGATGAAATGCGAGCAAAATTAGCCAAAGGCATACACCCAGTAGAAGATAGACAAAATAATAAGGCCAAGGCATTAGAAGAAGGAAAAAATACATTCAACGCTATTGCAGCCGAATTTAAAGAAAAACGTATGACGTTGAAGTCTGAAATTTATCAAGAGAAGTTCGATACTGCTTTAGAAAAAGATATATGCCCAGTTATTGGCAAAAAAAATATTAAAGATGTGACTGCGGCTGACGTATTGAAGATTTTAAATAATACGATTAATCGTGTTACTAAAGAAACCAATGGAAAAATGACAGGTGAATCTGCCGCTTTACAAAATCGAAGATTCATTGGTGCTGTAACTCGTTATGCAATTGCTACTTTAAGGCTTGAGAACGACCCTACTTATGCTGTACGTGATGTGATCAAGCGCCCTCGTGTAAAACATGCAAGAGCCTTAACTAAAGAAGAAAGAAAAAAGGCAAGAACTCAATTGCCTAAATACAATGGAACAGAGACTGTTAAGAATGCTGGCTTCATTCTCTTATATACAATGCTTCGGGCAATTGAAATTAGAAAAATGCAATGGAAATGGGTCGAGTTTGATACAAGACTTATTAGATTTCCAGAAGAGGCAATGAAAAAATCCAGAATCCATATTCTCCCTATATCTGACCAAGTATATGAAGTACTTAAACGCCAATATACTATTTCTGGCGATAGTGAGCTTGTTTTTCCTGCTATTTTCAGTAAGAAAAATGATGGCATGTTAGCTAAAGAAACGCTGAACAGTATGCTTGAATATATTGGCTTAAAAGGCGTGACCACTCATGATTTTAGGGCTACAGCTTCTACCCTACTATATGAAAAGGGCTATGAGGAAGCTTGGGTAGAAAAACAGCTTGCTCATGCTGAATCTAATAAGACCAAAGCATCGTACGACCATTCGCAGCATTTAGATGCTAGACGAAAAATGATGCAAGACTGGGCTGATATTGTAGATAGTTGGAAGGATTAAAGGCTTTGCTTCTCATCAAAGGTCCATCTTTTGCCGTTGTAAGTCACAGTGCCATCCAAATTAATCGGCAACTCTTTAAATGAGTAGTCATAGATTTTAAGAACATTCCCGTTCTTATCTAAATCAGCGGGTAGATTGCAAGTATTTTCCATTCTGCCCGCTTCCGAAACCATGATCATGACTTGCGACATCACAAAGCCCTTACACAAATCGAGACGTTCACATTACTATTAATAGTGTGAGCTGTGCAACCTGAGAAGATTAAACACAGCAATGTGATGATCGATGCAACTTTGGTACGTTTGCACATATAAGTTACTTCTTTAAAAAGAGTGCTCGCTCTGCTTCTCGACGACGAACTAAACCGGGTAAAACCTTACCACCTGCCTTTTTCCATGCAAGGAACTGATCAGCAGCACCTTGATAGTCACCTTTATTAAGCAACTTGAGCAAAGTTGAATTCTTTAAAGCACCTGCGCCAATGTTGTAAGTCAGAGAAACCAAAGCATCAAATTGATTTTGATTTAGGGGCACTGTCACAGATGCATTTACAGTCTTTTCAAATTTAGCCAAGTCGTGTTTAAAGTAAACTTTTGCTTGTTCAGGTGTGCAAGTGTCACCTTGCTTAACCTTCACACCATTTGGATAAACTGTAGTGCCAGTTCCAATAGTCCAGACTCCCACCCCATCGTCATAAGCTTTGAATCTTGTGCCTTCAAATCCTGAGATTAGATCTACACCAACATCACTTGTAGTCATGCCAGAAGGCGCAAGTTTATCGACCATCTTATTTAAATCATCTACTTGTGCTTGTGTAAGTTTGCCGCCTGCAATCACTCGAGCAGCGTCGAAGAAGTTTTTAACTGTCATGGCTCACCGCCTGTAATATCATTCTTAGCCTTCTTAATTTCTTTAATTACTTCGACAATCGTCTTGCCTTCCTGTTTATCAATGAAATTAAAGACCCACCTAATCAAAGCCCAACCGGGTAAGCCGCATACAAAGAAAAGTCCACCTATTGCAAACCATCCCCATGTATCAGTTGCCCAAGCATGCAAACTAAACTTCATAATAATTAGCGAACCGCCAGCAAGACTTGATACAACAGTACAAATTAAACCTACCGCCCATTCTTGAGGCGATCGTGGCATTCGTGTCATTAATACAACGGCAGCAACCAAAGCAACTGCTAAAGTCACCATAATTGCTGCACCATAAAATTTTAAAATTGCTGTTAAACCGCTTGTGGAAACTGGTTCCATAAATTTCTCCAGATATTTTTAGGCAATAAAAAAGCACCCGAATTGGGTGCTCAAAGTTCTCTTAAGGTTTAAAGGGTTTGTAAGATTTTCCCTCCGTTAATCAATTGAGTTGTAAGCGGTGCCACCCCAACAATTGCAGGTCCACCCGGCCCCGGCTGACCTTCAGTTGTGCCATGGTATTGCCAGTTCCACGTTCCATCATTGGTGGATTTGGTGCCACGTTGGCCCCAATTTCCGCCATCACCTGATAATGGAGATCCATAACGATCATTTTGGGTTCGGTAACCTTTACCGGGTACCGAAGCTTCAGCATCGGTTACTTTGACAACCATAAAGTCACCATTTAAGTACCAACGCCAGTCTTGCGAGTCATTTGAAATGGGCTGTCCCGTCATGACCCGTCCAAATGGTGCACCAGCTCCACCGGGTATACCTTGGACTCCATATGTTAACTCAGTGTAAATACCGCTTGGTGTTGCGCCGCCACCAGATCCGCCTCGAGCCAGAGTTCCACCATCAATAATCAGATTTAGTTTACTGTGCCGGTTCAACAAACCGGGTGCTCCCTGATACCCATCACGGCGGGTTTTGGTAAAGTTATAATCCGGATCGGTAGACCATGCACCAAATGCCAAATGTGGCAATCCTCCATCACCACCACGTCCAACAACAGCACCTTTAATCGTCAGATTTACCACCAGATCGGGCGGGAACTCCCCTGTATCTATCGCCGGTAATTCTGAGGCAGCTGGAACGATATACTCTCGTTTTGCAGGACTAGAGTTATAGTCGAATTTATAGACAAATCTGGTTTCCGGTCGATAAGAACTTGAACTTGAAACCAGTGCACCTGCTTCAACTACAAAACTGATTTCGCCAGTCGTTGGTAAATCACCTCTTTGCATCTGATACAAACGCACCAGATTTATATCCAGCTGGTCATATCGAATGTAAATCGGTGAATCATCTACTGGCACATCAATAAAGTCCTTGTCATTGAGGTAATAACGTTCATCGTAATTAATTGCCGTAATGGTATTAGAGAACTGGTCAGCAGGTTCTCTTTTTGCAACCAGATAAGGCAATGAGCCTTTAGTATCGTCATTAACTACGGTGTAGATAGTATTCACAAAGTCATCGGGACTAAGCTTTAAGGCCCCGTTCGGTAAACGCCCTAAAACTACTTTGTTCTTGGCTGAACCCGGCGTAACGGGAATCAGGTCCACGGTACCATCCCCCATTTGCAAATAAATCACATAACTCTTGCCTGCAATGAAATCGACATCATGGCTTAAGGTGAGGATTAAACCTTCTTGCTGTACCACCTCGCCGCTTTGATGAATACCATTGCGATAATCCGCTACAGCAATCCGGTCACGTAAAACCAGTAATTCTGATTCTGGTGCCGCATCAAAGGTAATGGATTTGCGCTGGAAGCGCATCTTGTTCCAAATCCGGTATGCATTGAAATGCGCTTGCCACTTGTTTCGTACACCAACAGATTTCACCTCTTTTGGGTTTTTGGCTCCTTTATCCGGTAAATAGATATTGATACGGCTATCGTCGGTCGGATCCGTGTATTCATAGATCAGTCCGTCGTAGTCATCCATCACGCCAAAGGTCAGGTCATGCTTGTAACTATCCGGAATGATATTCCTGAAGTTAAACAGCATTACCGAGTTATCAGTTGGCCGTTCAAAATAAAGCTTGAGCTTATTGTTTTGCCGATATGCAGTACAAAACACCGCATCACAAAGATTGGTAACCAGCTCTTCAAAAGATAGATTCGTATCATCAATGGTAGTACAGAACTCAGCCGCTAGCGGCGTACCAAAATAATCAACTACATCATTATAGGTCCGATAGATGTTTTCAAGATCAATCTCATCGATCGAACGGCGGCCAATCTTGTCATCGAGTGCCATAGATACCAAAGCATCAGCAAAGCTAGACGTTGGATATAGCTCTGTTGTCATTGCCCCGTTTTTATAAGTCGGCAACATTCGCTGAAGATCAAAATTGATCTTGCGGGACTTAACAGATAAAGCTCCAGTGGTTGCATAAGTACGCGCACGAAAAACCGTTTCATGTTCATACACTGTGCTTTGTAAAGGATAAGCACCGTAAAGCGCCTGCCACTTTACTTCATCAACAACTGTTGTGACTGTCGGAGTTGGAGTTAAACGGCGTGCACGGACGCTACAGCGCCCCTGAAACGTGACCATATCAAGTGTTGCACCAACGGTCTGACGTGACTTTGCCGAGCCTTTCAAAATGATCTGCTTCAGCATTGGATTACCAATAGCTGCACCAGATTCATTAACTGGTGTTACTTCAACTTCAATCGTGACGTTAACAGCCCCCTGATTTCCACCTGAAGAAACTGTGTAAAGTCCATTTGTGGCCACAAAGTTACATAGCACCCGACTTCGTCCGACATTGTCCAGAATGAATGGACCAATCCACTTTTCACCTATTGAACTGATCTTTGGTGACAAAGCTGCTGTTTGCTGGGTACTTAACTCTTTAAGCTTTAACCAGTTAGCATTAACAGCCGCCGGATTTGATAACGTCATGCGATCATCAGCCACTGATAAAACGCTGTAAGTGCCGTTTAAATCATAAGTCTGGCCATTAAACGTGAATGAGGCATTGGTGATTTCTACACGGTCATTACTTACAAACTTAGTAGTTAAATCTGTGTTGTTTGCCGTTGCCCGAAGGATCTCGTTTGGATATGCAAAATGAAGGTAGTTCGTACCTTCTAAAGACTGTGTATCTGCTGGACGGAGAACTTGGCCATTAACAGAAGTTTGATGCTGAACCGTTAGTGGCGGCGTGGTAATTTCGGTACCAAGCGAGAAATATGGCTCACCTGAAACAATATCGACACCTGGTCGGAAGACTTCTACCGATGCACCGGCAATATCGACAATGTTGGTTTCACCGTCATAAGCACCATTAATTTTATAGTGGCCACGACCAATACAACCAACAACATGCTCTACTTCAACATTGTTTTCATATACCTTGTAAGGCACTGCGATTAGATCGGGAGTATCGTGAGCCGCTCCGTAAATATCAGCAATACGACCATTTACGCGAGTTTTATTTTCACGGTTTGATAATTCGTTATTTGCAGACGAGGATTGATTGTTATTCTGGTTGGTTTGGGTAATTGATGGTACTGGCATTAATAATGCAACAGCCACCCCCATAACTATAGAAGCAACCACTATCCAAGCTAGAGTTATGGGGTCCATACCCTTGGGATTCTCAATTACAATGAAAGTACCCGGTAAGAAATCTAACTGCTTTAATTCATATGCATTCTTCGGTGTGACTTCATTCGCAAATGAAATTTCCGCATGATCCATATTGCTTATGGTATGAAAAATACGGACATGCTCAGGCATATGGTCATATTTTGAAGTAAGCCATTGACCCAAAGTTTCGGCGTGTTCAATTGTTTTGTCTTCGGATAAAGGGTCTTGTTTATAAATAATCTTAATCATAGAAACTCACACGATTAAATCCAAATGCTTGAACGACTTGAATTGGCATCCATGAAACGCCTGATTCCTGCAAATGCAAAATACGCCCCAAACGAAAAAGCCCCACATGTGGGGGCTTGTTTCGGTATCTAGAGTGAAAGGCGACTATGCAGCCTTCCTTGGGCATGGGCAATGGATTTAGTAACTTCAATCTTGATGGCAGAAATACCTTCTCTTTGACGGGCTTCATAAAAAACTCAAGCGCCTCTCCTCGATCAATATCATATAGATCCATTGCAGCTTCATGTGCGAAGTGAACACAGTTGTAGTGTTCCTCGTCATATTGCTTATCGAGCAAATGATCGTGACTCTTCATATAGCCCCCTTCAAACCACTAAAACGATCAAGCGAAAAGATATCTCCAGTCTTCGCAGTATTTAATCTTGGTGATTCAGCCTTGAATGTCACAGCTTTATGGTTCATGGCAACACTGGAGAGTTGCAGTCCGAGTAAATAAAACATTGGAGAATTCAGATTGTCTGAACTGTAAATCCGGTAATTTACGGTTGGCTTTACATCTGGATATTGCCCTTCGATTACCCGTTCAAACTCATCAGGCATCACATCACCTAGACCAGAGATAGAAACGGTTAATGTCTGGTCCAGATCACCCAGCATTCCGGATCTTTGAATAGATGCTGGCAAAAATTCATAATAGACCTGACCGGATCCCTCCTTATGTTGAACATAAACACCTCGGTCATCATTACGGACCACCCGGTAAGTATTCATAAAAGAAGGGTGTGATAGTTCAATACATTCCAGTTGATAGACATCAACTTTCCGATTGAAAAAGAATTTGGCATATTCGTTATCCATTAGACCTCCCAATCCTTAATCAAAGCTATATCGGCCGTAAGGTTAGGCTGGTTTTGAACAACTTCGAGCTGTGCATTTACCCGGTAAAGGTTGCCATTCACTTCATTGGTCTTGAACGAGTTCGGAATGAAGTTACATAGGTATTGCTGCCGTGCTCCCTGATCAATCACCAGATCCGCATAAAATGAAGCCGGCTTATTCTGGTAGACCCGCCAGAACGCCATCATTTTATTGAAATCGGTTTTACTTAAGTTCCAGTTCACATCAACAATGTGGCTATTACGTTTTACATCGATGTAATAGCGCCCACGACCGCCATCCATCTGCTGACGTTTCACATCATCACCCGGTGTTACGCCATAGCCGCTGGTCTGAGGATTTAGCTTTAACTTGTACATAACTTTCCTTCAGGTAATAAAAAAACCCGCTTTCGCGGGTTCTTTTATTAAAGTTAACTTGATTAATTTTTAGAAATTAATAGATATTACTTTTGAATATAAATACAAAAACATCACTTAAAATTAAATTTATTTATTAACAACCTAGCGCTTCTAATTGCTCTAAAACAATTATTGCTGCACTATCTGCTGTATCAAAATCAACTAGCTCATAATCAAAAACACAACATGCTCCAACCATTTGTTCTGGACGTAACCGCGGAACTTTACCTACATTTTCACGCTGTATCCGCATAAACTCTGGACTCAATTTTCCAATTAATTTATCAAGAATACTAGTTTGCCATTCAATGTCCTGCTCTGTTGTTTTCCAGGTATCTAAATCTAGGATTGGAAAACCGGATTGTTCAAATATACAATTAACAAAAACTGAACATGTAAGGCTATCACCTACCGTATTAGGGGTACTTAGAAAATCACCTCCTGAGATCCTAGATCCACCAAAATTTACGATTCCATAAGGAGCAGGAAAATAGAAAACTTCATTATTATTCAAATCTTTATTATGAGAAATTTGTTCAAGTTCATTAATTATATGTACAAGAGTTCTTTCTGGAATTTTTTCTAAATCAAACCAGTACATAGCATAACCGTCAGAGTCATTACGTCTTTGAAAAAAAATAGGTTTCATGCCAGCCAAAATGAGCTAGTACTAATTTATTATCTTCAATAAATACAAAACCAGTATGATTTTGTTCTGATGTTACCTTTTTAATTATGACTCCAAGTTGTGAGTCTTTGGGTTTATAATTAATGTCTTTAATGAGTTGAAATTTTGCATTCATTATAAAAGCTTACTCACAACTAAAATTTATATATTTAAACCGCGATCTAAGCCATACATCTCACGTTTTGGGTTTAATCCCTCATTTATAACAACGTTCTGAGTATATAAATACATTTCTTTCCACAATGAAATTTGATTTTTATAAACATTTGTTGAGCGTAATAAAGCTATGAGAGACCATGAAGTTAAACTACTTTTATTTAACTCTTGAAAAAAATTATTTAAAAACTTAAGGTCTTCAACTTGTACAGCTTGATGCATTAATACTGTCATATATGCAGAAGCCTCTCTTCCTCTATTAGTTGCTTCTAATTTATATATTTCAAAATAATGTTTTTTATCCCACCAAAAACTATTTTTAGAATCTTTAAATATCTCAGGTGAAATAATATTATCTTTACTATCAAGTCTAAGATCATATGATTGAAAAGAACCAATGACACATAAGCATAAAAAAAACGCAAGAAAATCTGATTGATTATTTAGAAAGCTTTTAAAAAAAACACGCATTGATTCAGTATGATCAATGAAATTTTCAACGCTTTTATTTACGCGATTAGCAACTCCATTATAATTAGAAACTACAGTTGTACTACGATTTATAGAATTTAGTGTATTACTCGAAAAAGAAGGTAAACTTAATGAGCTTGAATAGGTATCAACTAACATAAGTACCTCCATTTCTTATTAATTTTTTTACTGAATCTTGTAATAATGGAATGAATTTTAAGAAATCTAATTCAGATCTATGAGAAGCATCTGTATTAACATCTATATTCATTAGAATATTTTTTTGCACTTTAGCCTTGGGAATTCCTATATTAGGATCAATCACCAATGACATTTTCTGACCATTAGAATACTGAACAACCTGATTAATTTTAATATTGTCAATAAAATATGATTTATTAGTTCTATAACTAATTTCTTCTAAATCCTCCTGCATGTTATTTAAATAAGAAACATTACTTCTTAACAAATCACAACCTATTTTTTCATTATCAACAGGTATACTAAGCTCAACAACATTACCAATACGAATAATCTTTTCATTGAGCTGATCAAAAAATACGCTAATTTTTTCGTAAAAAAAATCTACCTCTTTGATTATTTCATTGAAAGTATAAAAATTTTCATCTCTTTCAAATACTAATTGTAAATCAATTAAGCTTTGATCTTTTAAATAAACCAAATTAAATTGCTTATTACTATCAAGATTAGTAATTTCAACATATTGAATCAAACGTCCATTTTCTTCCGATTGGGTCATTTCATTAGAAATTTCAAGCCCAGTTATATTTTTCGACCATTCTTTTTTCTTAAAATTAATTTCTCCGTTAAAGAATAATACAGTACGGATACTATCAATTTGCCATTTAAATTCAGTCAT